ATCTTCAAAGACATGGCTCTTGCTCTTGCACGTGTATCTACTTTATCAGTAGAACTGGTAATTGTAAAGGGTCCAAGTGGTGAGCTTGCTTGTGAGCTATTTGGATAGTTTCTAAGCTGTAAAGTTACTTGTGTATTTCCTGTTTGAGATAAAAAGTCAGGAATAAATCTTCTAATCTTCATAATAAATTCACCGTCTCCTTGGAATGTTGCAACACCTGTTTGTTGACCTTGTCTAGATCTTTGTGCTGTAATATCAAAGTCTCCTGATTCAATGTTAGAAGTAATTGCATTTACACCACTTGCTAATGCTTCATCCGTTCCTTTTTCGTGTTCAAAATATATAGTGCTTCCTTCAGTATTACCCACTACATCAAATGATGTATTGTCATCTGCATTAAAATATGTTGCATGTGGTAAACCAAACACAGAAGAATCTTGCCATGAACCTCTTGATAAAGTTCCCGTCGTCCATACTGGTCTTTGTGGTGTTGAGTCCATATAATTATAAGTCACACATCTGTTAATTACAGTTGAACTTTCTGTACAATAGAACCAAGTAATCTCACCAAACAAATTATTCAGTCCAACATTAATTAATTGATTAGCTGTTGTATTTAAATCATCATAAACAAAGTCTTCTACTAAACAAATCATAGTCTCAAGGTTACCAGAGTATTTAAAGAAACCATTTTCTGAAAACCAATATGCGGCTCCATCAACTTCTAATGCAGCGTTTTGTCCAATCAATCCACAGTTCGTCCCTACTTGTTGGAAACCAAATGTAAATGGTTGACCAATAAATCTCATAGTAAATAAAGATGTATCTGTCCAAACATAAATTGCATCTCTACCTCTAACTGCACCTACAATTTTAGATCCATCTGCAAGTCTTTGTGTACCTGCTGTGTTAACTGCTGTTGGTTGATAAGTATTAATATCTTCTTGATTTGAAAATCTAATAAACATTTCATCTTGTGTAGTTGGATCACCAATAGTTAATTCTGTTCCAAAGAATACTAAGTGTCTATCAGGTGTTGATACTAACATATCCCGTGATGCTGTTGGTGCACCTGCAATAATAGTTGCTCTATTGGTTACAGCGTTTGTTGCATTAGAGTCCCATTCAAATACTTGTGCATTATGAATTAATGCAATCACTTTATCACCAAAATTATCAATAGACCATAAACCTGGATCAACAACTAAATCACCAGATGCTGCTTCACCCCAAGCAATATAATCTGAACTATTTAATATAGTTGCTCCATTTGAATGAGTTGCTGCTGTTGTATTTCTAACCCCTCTTGTAACACCGGTTAAAGTATTACTAGATATACCTGTATATGAAATTTCTTCTGAACCTATCTGAATAAAGTTTGTACCTGATGTTGGAAACAAAGATGCATCTGTTAATACAATAGTTGTAGTCACAGCATTTATACCACCATTTAAAGTAGTNGTTGCTTCACCTGTTACAGTTCCACCCCANGNAGCTAATCCCCAACCAAANCCAGGTAATTGTTCTGCNGGTCCTACTGGATAATAATGTTGTATTCTAATACCACCTGATGTAGTTGCACCTGATCCTGTCTCTNCTGATGGCATTGTGATAGTTAAAGTTGTTCCTGTTGGAACAGATGTCACCATAAATTTTTTATCATNAAAGTCTGATGCTGAATAATTTGAATTTGTAATAGCTGTAAAATTATCTAAAAGTAAAATATCGTTGACTGCTATATTGTGGTCCGTGCTGAATGTTAATGTAACCGTTGCTGAACCATTCGTTGTACTAAATGCATTAGATAATGTTGTAGTAGTTTTGATAGGATGGATGTCATAAAATACACCCCCTGTGTAAGCGTATAAAATTCTGTTTGTGCCTATGATTGCAAACTTGTTACCAGATTTATTGACTAAATGATGTAAAGCTCTTGCAGCTCCTGTAAGTTTAGACTCACCTAACTGTGACCAACCACCTATCTTCTCAGGTGTACCATATCTAAAACGTACATTATCCCCATCAACCCATTGTCCTTCAGCTGTGGTCTCTGTAATCTGTTTATTGAATCCAGGTTGGAATCCGATTTTTTGTAGCATATAACCTCATCCTATTACATATTCCTTATTGGTGGAATACCCAATAATGGTCGTTTATCAAATTTATTTTTTTCGGCGAACGGACCATTTCTGTGGTTATAATGTAAAAATACCTGACCACAAACCTGACCTTCAAATGGCTCTCGCCAATGTTCGAGTTCGCAACCACTATATACTAACATGTCCCCTACTTCAAGTAAGACTTTCGTACCTTTTGGAGCGTCGGGTTTATGTATATTCTTGTATTCATCAATGACAGAATTAGCACCTGTACCATCTATAAATATAGGCCAAGGATCACCACCTAAATGTACAGTAGTAGATATCTCGCAACTAGGTCTGTCTTTGTGTCTTTTTAATTCATCTCCATTTTTATATAGTCTTGCATATGAATAAGTTGGTACTAAATCTAATCCTGTTTCTTGAGCCATGATTGGTAGCATCTTGACCAGTAAAGTTTCCATTACATTATCAGCATAATGTGAGTATGTATTTGGAATCTGTTGATCAGTCCATGTACCAAACATACCGTTGTCATAAGTTATGTTGTTGTCATACATAAATTTAACTGCATCTCGTTTAAGAAGAAAATAGTTAAATATAAAGTTAGCTAACTCGTAGCTTACTGCACCTTTAATTACTTGATATTTATTGAAAGCCATCTTGTATAAAATTAAAACTTACTGATATTCTTATATCATTTGATTTGTTTTCTTCAACACAATGCCACAACCATGCTGGAAACATTATTATTCTACCTTCAACAGTATCTAAATGAACTTCTCTCCATAAATGTTTTGGTGGTTGACCTGGTTTTCTTGCAGGCATGTTTGTTTGTATTCCTGGTCTTGGATCATTAAAAACTATCTTACCACAATTGGGTGGCGTCTTTACATAATACACACCACTATATAAACTGTTAGGATGTATGTGAGGTCTATTATACCCACCAGGATAATTTATATTAGCCCACATATTACCTAATCTTGGTTGTCTATCTAACCATTCTTGTTTAAATATTTCATGTTGCATTTTAAATAACTCATCTACTAAAGGTTTAAATTGTGGTATTTCATGCATATTAGTTTGACTGTGCCAACCGTTCATATTTGTTTTCTTTACACCTTTGTCTTGTTTAGACCAAGCAACAATATCATTAGCTAGTTGTTGATTATCTAGTTTGACATCTTCAGCAAATATAAGAGTTGGGAAAAATCCTTCAGCAATCATCTAAATGGTTTACCTCCAAACCAAACAACAAGTGATTGTCTAACACCACGCTTAACAACATTAACTCTATGATTTAAAAACGATGCAAATATAATTGCATGACCTTGTTTAAGTTCTGCAAATTTACCTGGTGCCATCAACTCTAAATCCCCACCTTCAAACTCTGATGGGTCATTTAACAAAAGAGTCATTGATATTTTTCTAACTGGTGGTTCGTGTTCCATGTTCACATCACAATCCATATGCCAATCATAGAATCCACCTTCTGGATATTCTGTAAACTGTGCATTTTCTGATACCTGTATGTCACCAAAACCAAAATGATTTTCATTGGCTGTTTGTATAAAATTATTAAGGTCACGATACATGTGTCCCATTTCATTAAAAGGTATCCAAGATATTGTGGTTACTCTTTTCTTTGTATCCGTTCCACCTCCTGGTTTACCCATACCAACCTGTGCTTGTTGTGGAGGTTGTTTTCTTCCACACTCTATGATCTGTCTACATTGATCAGGTGTGAATAATGGTGTGGTAGTTTGAACTATCCAACTCTTCCATTTAGGTTCTTTGATGTGTCTGTTTTCGTACATTAACTTACTCCTCTATTTCTAATTGGGTCATACTGCACATCCATATTTGCAGCAAGTGTTCTTCTATATCCTGGTCCATTAAACGGATAAACGCAGTGTCTCATGTCATATGGAAAGATATAAAAATCTCGTTCTTTAATGTTTGGTTGATAATCTACATTTGCAAAATGTCCGTTAGCTGAACCTAGTATCTGAAGTTTACCATTTTGTGGTGCATCAGCTGCAGAATATTCTACACCGTAAGACTCAGGTAATTTTAAAATCATAACAGAGGATAGACCTGTAAATAATGATCCTTGGTGCACGTGCACTGGATTGTATTCATGTTCAAACATAGTATTAACCCACACAGAATTAAAATGTAAATCATATTGTGTGACTTTATTCCATTCTAAATAATGTCTAAACTTTTGTTCAAACCACTGTAACACATTATTAGGTAAATGATTATGTCTAGTCATCTTAGGACTATCTTCACCATTAAAAAATAAGCTATGTTCTTTTTCAATCTTACCAACTAATTGTTTATTAGCAGGTTTTAATTCAGGATACTTTGTTTCGTAAATATGATTAATTGTATTATATACATCCAAAGGCACTTGGTATTTTAATACCGACTGACCTAAAAATACAAAACTAAAATCTGATGTGTTCATATTTCTGTCTTATCCTTTCTGGAATTTTTTCAATATAAGGGTTGTATACTTTTCTTACAGGTCCATCAAATAGTTTATGCATATTACTACCAACTATTTTGTCATCATAAGATAAACCGTTTACATTTACTTGATCTAAATTATTAAACCTGTGATTAAAATAAGGCTCACCTATGAACTGATATATTTTTCTAAACTCTTGTTCTGGATTTGTAACTATGTCATCATACTTTACATAATGACAAATATCTTTATAGTTATATGAATTTTTTATAGCTTCTAAATCTTTTGCAACAGCACCATCTTTATTCATAATCATACTTAATTTTTCTTCATCGTTTTTACAATCATATCTATTAGGAAATGCATCAGGGTTTTCTGTGTACCACTGCATATAACTAGCTAGCACATCCATTAAATCTCTAAGTATCACTATACATTTAAAAGGTCGTTTAAAATGTTTTTGCATCAATTGAAAATTACCAGGTGTTGTTACAGGACCACGGTCAATGATTATACGTTGTGGCCAATCTTTATAGTAAGTATCATACACGGAATCTAATACATTATCTAAAGACTTATGATCTGGATAATTTTGAAACACATCTGTTTGTTTCAGTAAAAACAAATCTTTCATTATCTCTAATGTAATAGAGTTAGGTGTTGCAGCTATCTCAGGATTCTGATTCATAATACTTGCAAATAAAGTATTACCAGATCTAGGAAGTGCTACTAAAAAGAAAAGTTGTCTACTTGTCTTTGGCTCCGAGATCATTGGTCAATTGTTCTTTCTTGTTGTAAATCATTTCTCCTGATTTTTTAACTCTTTCGATAGTTTGTAATTGTCCAAGTACATTAAACACTTCTGGTTGACTTGAACCTGATGTTAATGTCTCTGCTTTATTTTTCATAATCTGATGATAAGAATCTAATTGGTGTCTGTTGACATCTTGAGTATCAAATGAACCATCATCAAATTCTTTTTTAAGAGTGGACCATAATTTAATTTCTCTCATTCTGTCACGTGCTACTAATTGCATGTTAGCTAAACCATATCTAGCTTCATCTAAATCTATTCGATATTTTTCTAGTTTGTATTCATCAGTTTCAGACTCTACTTTTTTCTCTAACCATTTAACTTTTGCTTCATTACGTCTACAATCAAATGATAAACTCATTAAGTTTTCTAAGAATACGTTTTGTTCTCTAACACACTGCCAATACTTAGAAGCTTTTGTTGGATACTTTGCATCCTGTAACACAGACATTCTCATTTCTGTCTCTGTTCTAAATACTTGTTTCTTGGTCCATGTATCACGAAGCTCGGCTGTCATAGCCTTAAACTCTTTGACGTCCTCTGGATCCAATAAATTATTTAAGCTTGGTGCTTCTTTTTCTATTAACGCATGTATGTTTCTTTTTTCTGTCATATTAATTCCTTTCGATTTCTTTATATATAACGTTTATTAACTAGTTGTCAATGTTTTAGCTGTAGCTACAGATGTTTCACCTGTAAATTCTTCTGTTGTATTCATATGCGCACTTGGTCCATTTCCACCACATATTAAACCTGCTGTATTTGGACTTTTAGAAAAACCAAATGTATTTTTTCCAGTAGTCATATTTACAGAAGTAACCCAAGATGTTCCATTGTAATAAAAATTATTTACAGCTTTAGGACCTGTTCCACCAGTT